AATTCACGCCTTGAATCCATTTTAGTTTCAAAGTAAAGACCGAATTTATCTTCTTTTAATTTATGTGGCTTTCCAACAATTTCAGATGAATGATTCCATAAGTGATATATAGAACTGTTTTTAACATCGCCACCTTTCGGTCCGTTGTTACGTATTGAACGCTTAAAAGCACCCGGCATAACAATATCACCGTATGAATCCAGCACACCGAATGAACTGAAATATCCAGTTACAACACCCGTCTTTGTGTCAACATCTTTTATCGCACCGTTTTGAATTGCTTTGTAAAGTATATTCATAATATTTAATTTTATTTTGCTGGTCTTGTACTCAAAGCACAATGACAATTAACTATTTCTTCAACAGGTAAATTCGGGTCGCCTGGTCCGTTTCCAAGTCCTGAACCGACTGCAAAATCTTGTTCAAGTGGTAATCTTGTACCATTTACAGCAGCGTGTGTATCTCTGACGTTCGGACCACCTGCAAGCCATTGTTTAACAACTGGAAAGTCAACAGACCTTGCAGCTTCTAAAGCACCTTGATTACTTGCACCTATTAATTCAGTTTGTGCAATTCTTTTGGCTCGCCATCTTTGGTTTTTACCATATTCAACACCAAAACGCTTTTTAATATTTGTTGCAGTTTTTTCAACACCGAACCCCTCATCAAGTGATTCAGCTATTATTGGTTTTAATATTCTTCGTGCTTCATTTATTGACGTTTGTGTTACTTCTGTCACTCTTTGAGCTGCAATAAATTTTCCGTATTCTTCAAGCGATTGTTCATAAACAGACAACATCATTTGCTCATCTTGTTTAAACAATCCTTTGTAAGTGTCTAAAGCAAACCACCCACCTGCTTCTTTATATAAATTAACATACGGTTCGTGTAAATCTTGTGTATTAACTAATTCAGGCACTCTATCAATTATTGTATTGAAATCAATTAATATATTCTTTTCAACTCTTTCAATCTGTTTACCCAAAGCAATAGCAAAAGCACGTGAGTACTTTCTGAAGAAACGAGAACGCTTCCTGTTAATTATTTGCCATTGTCTTGAATTGAGTTGCGCCATTAATTATTCTTTTACTGGTTTTGAAATATCTTCTTGGTTTATCGGTAATAAATTGCTCGGTGTCCAAACAGTGTCCATATCAATTTCAGTGCTTTCTTCAATTCCCATAACAGCACGCTTTTCGTTTGGTGTCAACCACCATGCTTTTTCAAGCCATTCGACCTGAGATTTTCTATCTGTTTGCAGTGCGTCAATATCTGATTTGTCATACCAAAGCCAAATACTATTAGCTTTATCAAACAGTGGTACTAAATGTTTGCTCAGTGCATTCAGTAGTTCTAAAAATTCTGGAATTGCTGCTTCAGTATAAAGTGCTTTACGTGCTTCTTTTGGTGATTGATAAGATTGTTTTGCTTCAGGATTGACAAGTTCCATCGGCACGTTATACAGTCCAGCAATCCCGTTCAATGTATGTTGTTGTGCTGCGATTGTTTGCAAGTCAACAGGTGACATTCCTATCTTTTGCCATTTAGCATCGAAGTTTAACCAAGCTGTTTTACCTTGATTGATTGAACCAGTATATCCTTGTTCCCAGTCTTGCGTCATTGATGATTGTCCTGATTGACCCATTGCAACCTTTGAACCATCATAAGTTATTAGTCCAGCAGCACCTGAGTTTTGAAATGATTTCTTTTGAGATGTTTGTGCCTCTGAAGATACAGCTATGGTTCGACTTCCAGGTATTAATTTCGACATTCCATAAAGACTGCGACCATCACCCTCGATATTTGGATTGAATTGTTTATAATGTATAACATCTTCAGCTAAAAAGTTTTTTTCAACACCATCCATTTGAAGTTTATAACCTGTTACAAGTCCAACACTTTTATCATATACAATAGTCATGTATTGCGATGGTATTATCCACATCTCGGACGGTTTGCCTTTGTTCGCTCCGTCAATATGAGATGGTGCGAAAATAAAACCATCACCCGTTATCATTTTCATTGAACAAGCTGATACAAGAAATTCACTCCATGTCTGGTCACGATTCGGTCTGTTTAACAGTTTCAGCAATTCATGATTATCAATCTGCTTTTTATCTGCGCCTTGTCCTTCATTCAATACAACTGGAATTGTTTTGATGGCATCGGTCACTTTATTGATAACACGGTAAACATCAATATTTGTTGAATAAGCATCTATTGAATCTTTCTTCTTTGTACCTGACCAAATAGCAACACCTGATAAAATACTTGATACAGGCATACTCAAATCGAATTTGAATAATTGTCTTATTTGCTTAATCTTTTTAATTATGCCCATACTATTTTCGGTGTTATAGTTTGCTTAACTTTTAAATCTGTTACAACATAAACAAGAGCATCGAGCCTATCAGGTGACTTATGTCCCTCTGAGGGTATCCAGGTTGTCATTTGTGTTTCAAGTTCGTGAAAACTTCCAACGTGCTTGACGTATCCCTGCTCATATTGATGCACAACTGGTTCGGCTCGAAGCGCTTTGCCCCTGAATGCTGTTATCGATTGGTAACTAACTCCTGAATGAATGTTCTTAATAATCGTTTCGACCATATCACCACCCTGATTTACTTCAGCGATTATACGGTCTGCTTTATGACGTACATAAGCTGATATTGCTATTCCTGCCCATTGGTCTGGAGTATATTTGCCTGATAAATCTTCAATAATATAACAATTACCATCGAAGCCAATTCCACCGACAACAATTCCTGTTTCGTCTGAATTTCTTTTGCTGGTTGTTGCCGGGTCAATAGCAACGACAACTCTTTGATATTGTTCAGGTGCTTCAGTAACACGATTGTTATCAATTAGTGATTGTTTCCATAATGCACCCTCAATATCAGCAACCCATTCACCTAATAAAAATCTTCTACGTTGACGGTCTGGCATTGGTTCGAGTATATCCTTTATGTAGTCAGGGTCTATGTTATCAGCATTGTCCATCGGATTCATAAGCATCGTTCCATACATAGTTTTATCAACTTGTATATTGTTAATTGGATTTTGATGCTTAATGAATAACTTATAAGACCAGTGAGCAGGAGAAGGAGGGTTACAATCATAATACGCTTTTGTTTTCAGTCCTGAACGTTCAGCCAATCGAGTTAAAGCCATTATTACACTGTCGTAATTCATTTGGCTAATCTCATTAAAAAAGATTGTTGAATATTCGTTACCAAGTATTTTTTCAGTCCGTTCTTTTGAATCAAGACCACCAAACCAGATTTGTGAACCATTTGGCAATTCAATAAACCAATCTGACTTATTTTCTTTATATGTTAGGTTTGGAAAACACAACGACATCATACTTGGAAATGTATCATGCCAGATTGAGATTTTTACAGCGTTAAATGTTTGACGTAAGATTAGATGCCTTGATTTGTGTTTGCACGCTCTGATAACCATTGTACGCAAGAACTTGAACGTCTTACCTGAACGTGAACCACCAACCAACAACGAATGCTTATTGTTGATCAATACACTTGTTGACTGCTCTTGTACTTCGGTTTGTTCAAACATTCAAAGGTATATATGAATTGTCTAATTTTAATAAATCATGTACTAAATGTTCACTGTTTACATAGTTTTCATAATACATTTTGTTTTCACCACATTCTTTTGAAATGTCAATAGATGCAATTTGTTTGGTTTTCGATTCTCCAAATCGCATTGATTTTCTGTTTGGTTTAGACATCGTTTTCTTCTTTGCTTATATTGATTTCAATCTTTTCACCCTTGCTTGTTACATCAACATTTTTTGGCAAAACGTATTGCATATATTTTGTGATTATGTCCAAGTATTTGTCAGGGGTGTCAACTTTGTTCAGTTTCTTGACTGCATTCTTCATTCCATGTTCAACCAGCTTTGTCACTAATTCTTTAATCTCAGCTTGTTTTTTACCTGGACCTCGTTTTGTTTGTGAACCGTATTTTTTAGCATCTTCACTTGTAAACGGCATTATGATATTTTATGTTAAATTATTATATTCTATTTTAGTCTAAACAGAAAACATTTTGAACTAAAACAAATTAATAAAAAAATATTTAAAATTTCGTATAATATTCTTTTTCCTTTTCCTTATCCTTTTCCTTATATGTTTCTTTAACAGTACTATGTACTGTAACGTAAGTGTAAGCTTAGTGTAAGCAAAGGGTTAAAGTTAAAATGTTTAAATGATTGATTTTAAGGTCATAGCCTTAAATTGTCTGAATTGCTTTAAGGTTGAAGCCTTAAACATACAGATTTTTCGATATGTTAAAGAAGTGTTAAAATTTTGTTATGATTTTGTTAATAAATAATTTTTTCAGGTGGGTCAAAACTGGGACACTTTTTTGGGTTTTTGTTACATATTTCTAACATTTAATAAAAATGCGTATATCTAAAATCATTGGTTTACCAAAAGAATCTGCTATCCAAATAAATTCCCAGTACTTTAAGTTTATTGGTTGGTGAATATTAGGCTTTGATTTAAGGTAAAATTTACCATCATCAATATTTATATAACTTCCAACTTCTATGGAATTATAATCTTTTATATCAAATTCCTCTATTAATTGCTGTTCTGCTGTTTTCATTCTTTTTTATTTTACTATGTTTTTCATCTATGATTTTTGGCACTGTATTTTCCCATTTAATCTGATGGTGTAATCTTGGGTTATTTGAATTCATCATTGAAACTTTTACACTTGATGGCATCATTATAACTGTTGTAAATGATTTACAATATGTACCATATTTTAAATACATATCTGTAATACCACCACTATTGCTTTGAGTTGCTTCCTGTACTAAATTAACCATTGGTACAGTCCCAAATAAATTTCCACGACTCCCAAGTGTTGTATATGTATTTACATCTTCATTCATTGCACCAACAAATTGAAATTTTCGCTCTGTAGAACAAATAAATGAATTCATACATTTTCTCATTAAAGGTCTTCGTATTACTGTAGGATTTCCAACCCCACCAATAAAATCACCACCCTGAGCAAATGCTATGCTTTTGAATTTTGTTTTCTTGTAAAAGTCTAAATATAAGCTAATTATATAATCCAAGTCAGGTACTGATTTAAAAAGAAGTTTTTCATTCTGCTGGTCTGGGAACCGAAAATGAAATGCTGTATAATCATCATCAAGTTCCATAAAATAAGTTATACCAATTTTTTTTGCTATATCAAATGATGCATTCCTGGCGTGTGTAATAGTACGACGTTCATCAAAATTATTACCTTCATCGATTAAGTCTGCATAGTATTTTTTATCAAACACATGAACTTTTTCTTCACCAAAGTTTCTAATATATTTATCTCTGGTTTTATCTTCATTATCTATTATAAAATAGATTAGGCCAGTATATCCGCATTTTTTTAATGTCTTAATAGTTTTTATATTATTTGGCCTTGCATGTGTTAATATAAATATAGCAAAATCAGGATTTTTCATAATATATTAAATATATTGTTTTTCTATTTCTTTAGATAATTGTACATAACCTAATTCAATGGCTTTTTCAAAGTCTATTATTACAAGTGCTGATTGTTCCATTAATTGCTGTGTTTCTGTCTGTGAATGTGCATAATAATCAGCAATTTTCTCATAATTAAACACAGTATGTCTTCGTGCTGCTTCAATTAAAAACTTCTTTTCATCTTCTTCGATATTTGAATTTTTAATCTGTTGAATCAATCTTCGAGTTTTTGAATCATCAAACAGTTCAAGAATGTGAGGTTTTTTGTTCTTTGGTTCGTAGATAGGTGCTTGAATTTTCTTTGTGTATTTTTCTTCTGTATCTGCTTGGATTTTGTTGCCAAATAAATCAAATTGTTTCATAGCTGTTAAAATATTTTATAATTATTTAATTTTTTTAGTCGCCAATATGTTGGTCTATTATTCCAAAGTTTTGTTTTTACTTTTTCATAATTATTATATCTTAACGTATTATTAAATATTTTACTAATTTCTTGAGGTGTATAATTATTATTATTATTATAAATATAATTATTAAAATGCCCGATTGAATAAGTATTAAAAGCATTTGCAATTATCATATATTTAGGTCTATGTATATCTAAAATTTCAATTAAATGATTAACTGGTTCCTGAAAGTGTTCAAAGTATTCTGATGCAAAAAATAAGTCAACTTTATTATTAATGCTTTTAATATCTGGATATATACGAAAATTATATTTTTTACTAAGTGAATATGCAATTTCATATTGATAGCTTTGTTCTACATTTGTAGCAAATACCTCGGATGTTGGGAATATTTGTTTAATTGCAGCAGTTGTATATCCAAACCCACA